TCTGAAAAGCCATATACACCTGAGAATGCCTCAAAGCTTCTTAATCTTGGTGATATTGGTATTTCAATCTGGCTATTCATTAAAGAACAGGCCCAGAAGATTCAGGAAGAAGCCGACAAGGACAAGGCTTTAATTCTGGGAAAGTCATCGAGCTCTACAAATACCAAAAAACGTATGCGTCGAAAACGCCGCACGAAATTGAACAAATCAAATTCTTAGGTGGCCACATTCCGGATCCACCAGAATATTCTTATGCGGCTGAATCCATTCTTTCGGCATTTAGCACTATATGCAGATCCAGACGATATGAGCAAAGCATACCGTTATCTTTAGATCAGCAGGCTATCAATGTCTATGCTGAGCATAATGATTTGCCAGTGGCTGCTCATATTTTTAATGACTGTATTTTTGCGTTGGATAATTTGTTTTTGGAGGAGTGCCATAAGAAGATATCAACCAAAAGCAAAGGTAAGTGACCAAATTAGGTATTGCCAGGGACTGAAAAGCCTAATTTGGTCAAAACGTCAAACAATTAAGCAGTTGCTCTTAAACGCGACTCAAAATAACGCAGTCGATGTTACAAAATACTTGATCTGGATTGACAGAAAATTACCTTTAAGGTGTTGCGCGTGATTATCAAATGATGAATAATCACCTTACCGTCAATATTTGACGGTTCAGCATTCTTTTACTCTTTCCAAGAACCTTGGTGTTTGCTTGTATGTGTTTAACATTAACTGAAGCTAAACAAAAACTTAGAGCATTTGCTAGAGATACTAGCAAAATCAAGTTAACTGCACATGCAAAAGAAAGAATGAAAGAACGCTGTATCTCTATGAAGCAAATTATTTGCTGTTTTGAGCATGGAGATATTACTGAGGGGCCGTACCCAAATACTCGTGGTGATTGCCAGTTAAATGTTTCTGTTCGCACTGCAGGCGAATACATAACAACAGCTGTTGCAATCAAGCAGAGCGAGAACGGTGAATTCTCAGTAGTAGTCACTACATTTAGAGAGTAGGCTAAATTATGTATCACTATGAAGAATGCGGTCTGAGCAATATTTGGCTGCGCAATGGATTTACAATTGAAAATGATGAAGACTATGGTGAACTCGTATCTATTGAATCTGTTCATGAGCTTCATAATGCCATTGGGTTGTTCTTAATTACGCAAAAGCCTGACTTGAATGGTGAGGAAATTCGTTTTTTACGTAAAGAACTAAACTTGTCACAGAAGAATCTTGCTGGGCTTTTAGGAGTCAGTGAGACTAGTATTAGACATTGGGAAGCTGATCGCGGTTTAATTGGTAAACCTACTGAGCTATTACTTCGTGCATTATATAAAGAGCATGTTCAAGGTGATGGCAAACTAAGAAGTATGATTGAGTCATTAAATCATCAGGAACGAACTTTAGTACCAAGTGAAATTAGTTTTTCATATGGAAATAACCATTCATGGCATCAAACCAATTGTGAAATAGCTTAGTTAGTTTTATTTGATAGAAACCACCTTCGGGTGGTTTTGCTTTATGTGACATTTAGTAACCAGTTTGTTAAAGTTAGTACACTTTATAACAAACGGTAAAAAACCATGAAACAAGTCATTTTAAGTCTTTTATTAGTTTTAAGCTCATTAAGTGTTGCGGAAGCAGGTAGAGGCAGACAACCGTGCTCTGGTAAGAAAGGTGGGGTAAGTCATTGCAATGGTAGTAAGTTTGTTTGTAATGATGGTTCCATCAGTGCTTCTAAAAAGATCTGCTCTAGATAGGTGATGTGATGGGATTGAATTTTAGAAAAAGTATAAAAATTGCTCCTGGAATCCGTGTCAATGTTAGTAAAAAAGGGCTATCAAGTGTTTCTGTGGGGGGGGAAAGGTGCACGTGTAAATGTAAGTAAGAAGGGTACTCGCACAACAGTAGGTATTCCAGGTACTGGCTTATCTTATTCTAAGTTCTCTAGTTATACTAAGAAAACAACACCTAGAAGAGAACCTGATTTTAATAATCCAGATAATGTATGGGGTTACCCTAAATCTGAATGGATAATCTGTGGAGTTATTCTATTTATAGCTTTAATAATTTTTATTTGGATTATTAGCTGATTTTTAAATTTTGATATTTGATAGGTTTATATATGAAAAAGATTGTTTTATTAAGTTTGGTTTTTGGGATGGCCGGTTGTGCGACAACAGCTAATTTTTTTGATATTCATCCAACACCTGTTAGTAATTCAGGTTATTGGACTGGTCAATTTGATCGGTTGGTTGGGACTTTAATACTAGAAAGTGATGGGACGGGTGTAATTTGCCAAGACCACCTAGGTACAGCTAGGGTAATGTCTGTAAAATTATTAAATGATAGACTCTATTCTCAGGATGGGACTTACTGGAAAATAAGTAATTTCACTCCAACATCTCTTGAGCTTAATTATGCGCTTGGAGGAGGATATAAAATGATAAGGGACAATGGGCTTAAATTCGCTTCACCAGCATGCAAAGATAAGCTAAACACAAAGTAATAGTTGTTCGAGAGAATTAACTTGACTAAACAGAATATTAAATGTGATTGGCTGAATAGATATGATATTGGATGACTATCTGGGGCATGCCGCTAATAGCAAGAAACTCGCACAGATTGCTATTAAAGAAAGGCGTTTTGACGATGCATGGAAACATTTAAACCATCAAAAAGATTACTATTTAAAGCATGCTAGTAGGATGGGTTTTTCTAAAACAGAAACACTGGTTATAGACTCCTCACCACATGAAGATATGGCAAATGTCTTAAGACTAGAGGGCAAGCATAAGAATGCTTTAAGCAGTATATCTTACACTTATAAGGCGGCTTATACAGCTAATCGACCAATTATTACATTAGAGAAAAAATTAGAGGCTTATTACAATCGAGCCTATAAAAAACAGCCGTTTAAAAAATTTTTATCGTTACTTAAGGCTCTACCCAACAGTGACTATATTTCTGTTCGAGATTTAGTTGAAATTTACTTCCCTTTATCTCCCAATGATGATGAGGTGGCTCCAAAAGAGAGGAATTTGAGTGAACAGGAAATTAAAAAGGTAAATGATAACTTTTTGAAGCAAAGATCTACCGCTCGCAGTAAAGAGCATATAGGTATTCCACCACCACTGAGCAATAAGCCGGTTAAGGCAGTCAAACCAAGCTACCCTGAACCCAAATACCCAACGAAAGTTATTGAACCGCAAAATGATAATAATTTGATTCTTGGCTATCCAGCATCTGAATGGATAATAGGATTAATGGTGGGTGTAGCATTGTTGATCGGGTTGATTTGGTTGCTATCGTAATTAAAAAAGCACCCTAGGGTGCTTTTTTTTCATCATCATCTTGATCTAGGCTTTGTCCTAAAGCATCAAAAACAGCTTTAGCAGCTATTTGGGCTAGGCGTTTACGCTCCTCAGCATCTCCAATAACCAGATGTGAGGTATCTTTATCAAAAGAAAGGAATGGTTTTGATGCTGACTCAGACCGAAAACTGTGTTCTAAACGAGCAATAATCTCTTGATTCATCGAACGAGTATTTTTCTTAGCTTCGTCAGCGATTTTGTCTCTCAGTTCTTCTGACCAGCGTAGATTGTACTGGACTGTGAGATGACCACCATTTTTACTCATGGAAATAAACCATATACCGCAAATTTAACATAGATATTAATTCTATTATTCGGGTATTGACAATACTACCCGATTAATTCTATATTTAATCATACCCGATTGATAGGAGTATAAAATGGGAGTGTTATCGAAACCACAACGCAAGATGCAGTTTAACTTGCGAATTGAACACGAGCTTCATGAATGGTTAAAGAAAGTAGCAGAGGAAAATGAAAGACCGGTTAATTATGTAATTAATCAAGCGATTAAGAATATGCGTAAAGAAATTGAAGGTGCGAAAGCATGAAATCAATAGACAACAAAAAAGCCCGTGATCTTGGCGGACAGGGCTTGATTGAAGTCGCAATCTACAGGAAAGACAACATGTCTAATTTAACACAAAACTTTTTAAATCCAAATAATAAGCCATTAGTTATTGGTGATTTTACCATTCGCCAAGATGAAGAAGGCCGTTTTATGTTGGGTGACCTTCATAAAGCAAGTGGTGGTGAAAAGAAACACCAGCCATCTAACTTTTTAAGAACTGAGCAAATTAAAGAGTTAATAAATGAAATTGACCACTCTGCAAATTTGCAGAGTTCAGATAATGACCACTCCTCAAATATGAGGAGTGCTGTAAAAGTAGTCAATGGTGGTGACAACAGAGGAACATATGTAGTTAAGGAAATTGTTTACGCATATGCAATGTGGATTAGTCCCAAATTCCACTTGATGGTTATCCGAGCTTACGATTCACTTGTGATGGAGTGGTTGCTTAATGGAAAACAAACTATCTCACCAGAACAAGCTGGCATTCTTTATAACATTGTTCATACAAGAGCAAAAGGTAATAAAAATTTGATTGTGCAAATGTGGAGTCGTTTAAAAAACCACTTTAAATACTCAGCAAGTTACCGAGAATTACGAGCTATTCACTTTGAGGATGCTAAGCATTATTTAGAAGTTATGGATTTAAGGGCAAAGCCAGAGGAAAAGAAACCTCAAGATCCTTTATTTGATAAAGACGCCTATGAGCTGGTTCGCAAACTTACTGAAGCAGTCATCATAGAAAATGATGAAATCGTTCCAGTTCTGCTGGCTGTAAAAATGCTTGATGTGAAGAAGTTCGCGTATTACTCACACTTAGTAGTGAAAGCGAATGAAGCAGCACGAGATATTGCTAGATTGTTGGATTTCAGGAACCTACAAAATGAGCCGTTGATCGATGCAGACTGTTCGGTGATAGCCATGTCTAATGGACAAAGATTTCTAGCACGACCGAACTGGTTTAACTGCCCAGCTTAGTAATTATTTTTAAACAGAACCCACTCATTTGAGTGGGTTTTTTAATACCCAAAACAAAACCCCAGTAGCGCTAACTACTGGGGTTTTTCATTCCACCCACCGACGAAAGTAAGAGGAAAGTAAATCTATATGGAGCATTTTAAACCAATAGTGGAGCTTATGAAAGTGTCTATTGAAAAGTATGGCTTATGGCAGACAATTATTGCCTTTTTAATTTTGTTTTCCATACCAATTCTAATCTGGAAATTACCTGAAATCATTGCAGCGATTAAAGCCTAAAACCGACCTATCAATGGTCGGTTTTTTATTACCGAAATTTTGGAAGCAAATATGACGGATAAATCCAAATGGTTTGTTTTTAAGAAAAATGATCAAGTTTTTGGATGTTTCAGGATTAAGCCTTTTTCTGATCCTGAATTTGGTGAGGCCTATAAAATGCTTTGTACCAAAAAAAGTATTTTTAGAATGAGTGCCATGCTATCAGCCCAAGAGTTTGCCAAAATTATCGCAACTCATCTTATACAGGATTGGGAAAATATTGAACTTTCAAAAACAGGAATAGCTGGTGAAAAAGAAACGCGTTATTCGCCAAAATCAGCTTATCAATTATTAATGTATGGAGATCTAGGGGCTGAGATAACTTCATGGATCTTGGAAAAGTCAAAAAGTATTGCCTAGTTAAGTCTCGATTTATTGCCGCCGTTTATGGCGGTTTTTTATTACCTAGAGGAAAGTCAAATGGCTCAAGAAGCTCGCTTAGTAATTGTTATTGATTCGGAACGTGCGAAACGCACTGCACAAGACTTATCAGTTGAATTGGATAGCATCACCAAAAAAGGGGATTTCGCCTCGAAATCTATGGACCGGATGTCTGTAGCAACTCGTGCACTAGCAGGGTATATGGCTGGTTTATTAACAGTAGGTTCAGCCATTTCAAAGATGGATACATATACTGGACTACAAAACCGCCTTAAGTTGGTCACTAATAATCAAGTTGAACTAAATAAAGCTACGGAAGACACTTTCCGAATTGCTCAAAAAACCTATTCAGCATGGGATTCTGTTCTACAGGTCTACCAGCGTTTTAGTGATAATGCCAAAACTTTAAACCTCACAATGGATGACACAGCACGTTTAACTGAAACAGTTTCTAAAGCTGTAGCAATTAGTGGTGCAAGTGCAGAAGCTGCTGATGCAGCTTTAGTTCAATTCGGACAAGCGTTAGCAAGCGGCACATTACGTGGTGAAGAGCTTAATTCTGTAATGGAGCAAACACCAGCTTTAGCAAAAGCTATTGCTAAAGGTATGGGTATTACTGTAGGTGAATTACGTTCAGTAGCTGCTGAAGGAAAAATCACTTCACAGGAAATCGTTAAAGCACTTAAAAATGTCCAAGATGAAGTTGATGCTCTTTTTGCTAAAACTGATATAACAATCGGGCAGTCTCTCACACTCCTAAACAATGAAATTACTAAATTTGTAGGAGAGGCTGGTAAAGGAAGTGGAGCAGCACAGGCTTTATCAGGATCGATTCAGTTACTAGCAAATAATTTGAATTTAATTGCAGACAGTGCATTTGCCATAGGTATTGGCTTAATGACAAAAGCCGTTTTAACAAAAACGGTTGCTGTACAAGCGAGTATTGCTGCGTCAACCAAACAAGTGTTTGCCACAATTGCTGAACGTAATGCAAATATTGCAGCAGCAAAAGCTGAAGTGGAATCTGCGCTTGCCGAAGCACAAAGTACGCAGGTGACACTAACGAACATCAAAGCTACTCATGCTCAGATCATGGCAGAAATAGAACTCGAAAAAGTTCGTTTAAAAGCCCAAATCACTGAACAAGGTCGCACGGCTACCATCACACGAATGGCTCAGCTAGGACGATTACAAGCTCAAGTTGCGTTAGAGGTTGCTGCTGCGGAAACAGCACAGTCTGCAGCTTCATCTAGATTATCAGCAGCCTTAACAGCGCAATCTGTTGCTACTAGCCGTTTAGCTTTAGCAAAGTCAGCGCTTATGGCGATTTTTAGCCCAATGGGTTTAGCAATTGCAGCAACAGCCGCATCTTTCTATTTACTAAGCAGCAGTTCGGATGAAGTCAAAGAGTCTCTTGCAACACAATCTGACTCGGTTAGTGATTTAACAGATAAGTACATAAAGTTAAATACTGTGCAAGCATTAACAGAGGGTGTGCGGTTACGCAAAGAGATTGAGCAGCAAAATGATGCAATTGATGATGCTAGTGGAGCTATCAAACGTTTTGCTTATATCCAAAAGGAATTATTTAAATTATCTGGCAGTGATTATGAAGATTATCAAAATGCCATTAAGTCTATTGCTACAGGTGCAAGCGATGCAGGTGATCTCTTAAAAAAGATGATTTCATCTGGTCGTTTTAGTCAGAATCAAATTGATAAACTCATTGAGTTCTCTAGTGCAGTAGCAGAATCAAAAAATAAGATTGAGCAAGGTAATACTGCTCTAAAACTCTTAAATGCTACTTCTAGACAACATGTTGAGGTAACGGCCGAATCAATTAAGCAATTAACAATTCAAACAAACTTAACAAAAGTCGCTACTCAAAATTTCACTGACATGAAAACACAAATGCTTGATTCATTACGAGCACAAGTGGAATTCATTCGGTTAAATGGTGGTAGCGAAGAACAAGTTAAATCGTTGAATAAGGTAATTCAGGCATATTCTTTAAATCAAATTTCAGCAACTGATGCTGTGAGTAAGTTCAATAGTACAGCCAAAATTCCTGCTGAAAATATCAAGGGGTTACAGGATCATGCTACTAAAACGGATCAGTCTAAAATTGCGTTGAATCAGGCTAATGCAGAGCTAAAGAAACAGAATGACTTGCGTAATGAGTATCTAAAGCAACATCAAACTGTACTTGCTGCTCAACAAGGAGAAACAAATGAATTAAACAACCAAGTCGCTGCTCAAGAAAAGTTAAATAAGTTACGAGACAACGCCAACAAAGATATTCTGAAAAATGATTTTCTTATAAAAAACACTAAGGCATTTGGTGGTGGCGAAAAGGGTCTTGATAAGGCGCGTGCGGCATCAGAGTTTTATACCGACAATAAAATTCCGATGACTAGAAGTTTAACTAGTCAGGAAGCTGCAATTTTTGAGGCTTGGTATAAGAAGCAGAAGGAAGCCAAGGACTTACAAGAAAGTATTACCGAATCTAGCAGAAAGCAAACCAAGGAAAGTGAGAAAAAACTTAAAATCACACAAGCTGAATTGGAAGTAGCCAAGCGATCTGCTGCTTTAATTGAATCGAGTGGTTTAGGTAAATATGCTGAAAGCAAAGGGATACCATCAAGTGTAATTGCAGGCTTATTGGCTCAAGAATCTCAAGGTATTCGAGAAGCTAAGAGTCATACTGGTGCAATAGGATATTTTCAAACAACCAGTGGTTATCGTAAACAGAACAATATGTCTGTTGCTGATAGTTATGACTTGGAAAAGTCGGGCAAAATTGTAATTGATAATATCGCCAAGGTTTATGAAAAAACAGGTGACTTGGCTCAGGCAATACTTTCCCATAATGCAGGTGAGGGTGGAGCAAGACAGTTTACTAAAACTGGCAAGGTTAAAGGCAGTGCAGAGCGAAATAAGGAGGTTTCGCAGTATGTAGCTAAGGTTTCAAGGTATTCCGATATCATTGCTGGTGGTGTTGGCAAAGGCGGTTTATCCGATGGTGATAGCGATAGAGCCTATGGAAAGCAAATCAAGGCACGTTTAGAGTTAGTTAAGCAAGGTCTAAACCTTCAAGAGCAATATGAGGAGGAGCAAGCGAAGCGAACCAAGGCTCGTAACGAAGAAATTAACCTTGCGCAACAAACGGGTCAAACAGCCTTAATTCCTAAAATCAAAGAGCGATATAAAGCTCAAGATGAACTCGCCAAACTTCAGCAAGATTTTGAAGTGAATGGTTATAAGTGGACTGAGAAGCAAAAGCTTGAGTACACATATGAAACCAATTCTTTGCGATTAGTTGCTGAGGGTAAACTCTCTGAAGATCAAAGAAAGGTTGCTTTAGGTGGCCTGGAATTGCAAAAACAGCAAGAGTTAGGATTACTAAAACTTGCTCAAGAGCAACGTTTGTTTCAGGCTGAGCAATTCATGCTGGGAGAAATGGAGCGTATCAAAAAACGTTATGCTCTTGAGTATGATGAAATATCAAAAATCACTGATCTTGAAGAGCGTAGAAGGAAGATGAGTGCATTTCAGGCTGATTTTATTCGTAATGGTGTGGGGAATCCAACAATTGATCAGTATGATACCTCTAGTCAGTTTCTTAAATCGACAAACTACACCAAGCCCAAGCAAACCAATATGCAAGTATTGGATGAAGATTACGCTCAAACTTATCAAAAGTTGAAAGATAATCTTGCAGCTGTTTTGGAGTCTGAAAAAGCTAGTTATCAGGAACGATTGGAGGCGGAGCGCGTATTCAAAGAAGCAAGACAGCAAATGGATAATGAGTACCACCTGAAGGCGATTGATGCAAGAAAAGCAGATCACGACAGTCAATTGCAATTATACAGTCAGATGATTTCATCTGCTTCAAGCACATGGGGAGGTTTAACTCAAATTGTTAAGGATGCGCGTGGTGAAAATTCACGCTCTTTCAAGGCAATGTTTATAGCTCAACAATCCTTTGCTATTGCTTCTGCGATTATCTCTGCTCATTTGGCAGCTACACAAGTAGCTGCTGATGCAACGATCCCATTTTTTGGGGCAAAAATTGCGGCTTCAACCGCCATGCTTGCTATGGGATATGCAAATGCTGGTTTGATTGCTGGGCAAACAATAGCTGGATTCTCAGATGGTGGTTTTACCGGATCTGGTGGGAAATATCAGCCTGCTGGTATTGTCCATAAAGGCGAGATTGTATGGTCCCAAGAAGACATTAAAAGATGGGGGGGAGTTGGTTTAGTTGAGAAAATGCGTAAGAGTGCAAACCCTGAAGCTTTTCTCAATAACAATGCCTCGGCTGATAGTGTCATGCGCCGTGCAATGATGAGCTCTAATGCCTTTATAGAAAGCCAAAAGCAATCTGATATCTTTAATCAACCGGTTCAAGATACTCAGATTATTTATAAGGGTAATAGAAGCGTACCTATCACTTCTTCTTCGGCCAGTTCTGATCTATTCCACGATGGCAAGGTCTACTTCTCATCAAATGGTTTTGTTCAGGATCGATCAAATCTTGAGGATGTTCAAGATTTCACGATGGGTCAAGCTGCTCGACCTCAAGCTGAGATTATGCCTTCAATAGAGCCTGCTTCACCGACAATCAATTTCAAAATTGAAGTGATTAATCAGGTGAGTGGAGCGACAGTTGAAGCCGAACAACTGGATGAGCAAACAGTCCGGATCATTGTTAAAGATGAATTGGATAAGCAGCTTCCAAGAACGGTACCTAAGCTTGTAAGTGATCAAATCGCAAATCCAAACTCAACCATTAGTCGGTCTTTGACTGAGAATACGACAGCGAGAAGAAATCGTACTTAATAATTTGAACCCTTTTCGGAGGGTTCATTTTCATAATATTTAAATTTCAAGGTGATAGAGTCTGTTGGCATTAAAATTGATGGTTAAGACATGAAAAAAATAATTGTAATTTCTACAACACTTTTAGGCCTTACGGGATGTGCCATTCCTGCGGTAAATAATCTCGTAAGATCTACAAATATGTATCAAGATGAAATAGCAGGTAATACAGCGAATTTAAGGGTTTATAGAAGTAATGTACCCATGGTGCAGTTCTATATTACTTATCAAAATAATGAGGGTGAAAAAATTTCAAAAAACCTAATAACTAAGCAGATTTCAAATAATTTAACAAAGTATGGCTCTATGCATGAGCCCAAAAAATTAAATATGCCTAAACCCACAATCAGTTTAAATAATGGTGAAGAGTTTTTTGAGTTTAAAGTACCCGCAAATAAGAAGTTAACTTTCAGGCTTACTTCTGTTATTGGGTCAACTACTATGTATAGTTGTGATGTAAAAATGGACTATCAGTTGAAAAGCAATGGAAATTATGAATTGATCCGTTTTAAACAGATCAAAGATTTTGTGAATCCAGCTTTACTGACTGAACCATCTCAAGATGGAGCCTACTGTAAGTTTGTAGTGAAAGAGATTTTTGAAGATGGTAAAGAAACTATTATTAAATCGATTTCTTAATGTTAAATCGTTTTTGTAATTAATTTAAATATCTAAACCTTATTTCATCAAACCACCCTTCGAGGTGGTTTTTTATTACCTGAAGGAAAGTTATGTACAAGTTAAAGCTAAATCCTCAAACAAATGGCTATGGCGTAACACCGGGTGATGATGTAAAGCGTCAACAAATGGATGGTGGGCGTGGACGCTATTACATCGATGTGAAACGTAATAGCCACATTGTTGATGTGAACTGGAATTTAAGTAAAACCGATTTCAATAAAATGATGGCGTTCTGGCGGGTCTACCAGAATAAGCCGGCTTCATTTTATGCGGATCTGGTGATTGATCAGGGAGCGCGGCAGCAATACCTGTGTAACTTCATTCCGAACTCGCTCAAGACCAATGAAGTTAATGGCAATCTTTACCGGGTAAATGCTCAGCTCGAAGTTGTTCAAAACCAGCCTAACCTGACTGCCGATGTAGCTTTGATTAAGGATTGGGAGGTCTAATGGATAACGAATATGCCAAATTCTTTTTCAATCGGAAAGTTGATGTCTATCAACTGGAATGTATTGAACTCTCACACCCTTCTTTTATGAATACTTATCGGGTAGTCCGTAATGATGACCGAGGTGTCTATGTACAACATAAGGAAGGATCCGGTCAGGTCTATTATGAGTTCTTGCCAGTCTCAATCCAAAGATCCGGAATGCTTGGTGATCTGGACCAGACATTAACCGTTTCTATCTCTGGTCTAGGTGATGTGATGCCTGATGAGTTTGAACGGGTAATCGAAGGGCAATATCCAGATGTAAAGCCAACAGTAAACTACCGGATTTACAGTTCAGACAATCTGAATTCTCCAATGTTTTATTTACTTGGACTGCAACTCTCCAGTGTTGCCATGAACCATAAGGCTGTGACATTCAAGGCCGAATCACCGCGATTAAATACCACTAAAACCGGAGATATCTTTGCACTGGATCGCTTTAGTGGCTTGAAGGGGGCTATATGAAAGGTCATGATCATTTGCTCGATAGGCAATATGACGAAGAACACTACAATTGTGTTCACTTTGTTCATGAAGCTGCAATGGACCTATACGGTATAGATCGGGCGGAAGCGCTTGAACTCTTTATGCAGCCTAAGGGCAAAATTACTTTTTTATCTTCACGGTTAAAACTTTTAAATCCGCTGCCCATACCCAAGGAAGGCTGCATAGTCGCCTTCCATCCTAGACAAAGAAATAAGCCCCCGCATGTGGGGCTTTTTCGTGGGCAAAAGATTCTTCACCTCATGGAAAGCGGAGTCACATATTTGCCTGAAGAGGTCGTGATGGGAATGGGGTTTAATCGGGTCAGTTATTATGATTAAAGTTATTTATAAAAAAGATGCTTTGTCTGAAGAAAAGACAATTGAACAAGCTCAAACGATTGGGCAATGGCTCACTTCAAAATATGAACATATGCCTGAACATGTCCGTATCTTTCATACTACAAGCAATATGGATCATGCCGAAATTTCATTTGCGAATGAAGTCACACCGAAGAATGCATATGACTTAAAGCAGCTTGATTTCTTACCGGGCACTTTTATCGTAGTTGAGAACCCTAAATGGGTCGCGGCTATTGTTTCGATTGTGATTAGTATTGCGATCGCATTTTTAATGCCGACGCCATCAATAGCACAAACGACTCAAAATACTAACCAGTCTTCTTCAGCAAACAATGAACTTTCTAACCGGGAAAACAAGCTCCGGGTGAATGGTCGTATTGCTGATAACTATGGAGCTGGGTGGAATACTCCCGACCTAATCGCAGTACCTTACAAGGTATATGAAAACAACGTTGAAGTTGAACATGTAGTGGGCTGTATTGGTCGTGGACACTATAAAATCAATGGAGCTTATGACGGTGAAACCAATATTGTCGATATTGCCGGTGCATCGGTAGAAGTCTATCAACCGGGTGTCGATATTGTCTCGGGTGAGCCATATTTCTTGCTTGGTACCGAAATTACAACTCCACCCTTAACGGTTCAGCATCAAACTTCTGTTAATGGACAAGTTCTCCGTCCAGCAGATACACAGTCTTTAGAAGGTACGAACTATCTTCATTTTGCTTATCCAAATGAGATCCTTCGGGCAACAGCGAACAACACAGATTTAACCACTAAGTTTGTTAGTAATGACCGGGTAGAAGTCACAAATGCTTCGTTTACTTACAACGGCCAGACTTATGATTTAAACGGTACATATGGCGTTCTATCGGTAGCTGATGACCGTATGGCATTGTCTAATCCGGCTGCGGTAAACCCCAACTGGCTAAAGCTAAAGGAATTATCAAATCAGCAAACTGGTGCTTTATCTCCAAAGCTTTCATCTATTGGCGAGAAGTGGATTGGTCCATTCATTCTGGACAATGTCGAACGAAGTCGGGTGCTATGTAATTTTGTGGCCACAAATGGACTTTACACAGTTTCTTCAGGTGGAAATCAGGGAGCTGTAAACGTCACGATTGAAGTTGAAGTAACGCCGGTTAATGAATCTGGTGCAGCCATTGGCAATCCAATGCTGAAGCAGATCATCCTAAAGGGTTCAGCAAAGTCACGTCAGACAGTTGGTGCAACACTGGATATGGTGACATTTCAGGGTCGCTGTAGTGTCCGCGCACGCCGTTTAACACCAACACCGGCAGTTACAACAGTAGTTGATGAAGTAAAGTGGCAGGCGCTTTATGGTGCTTATCCCTTGCAAAGCACAGTGTATGAACATGAAACGGTTTTTCGTGCACGTACTTATGCAACGACCGGAGCTTTATCTGTTAAGTCCCGTAAGATCAATTTCGATCTTCAGCGAATGTTGCCGACCTATAAAAATGGGGCTATGACGACAGAGCTATTTCCAACATCAAGCTTTGCTGATGCACTGGTTTCAATGGCACTGGATGACAAGATTGGCCGCCGTACGATCGACGAAATAGATCTGGAAAATATCTATCGGACTTATAACGATGTAGTGGATTATTTCGGTACACCACTAGCGGCAGAGTTCTGCACCACTATTGATGATACAAACCTATCTTTTGAAGAACTGGTCACCAATCTTTGTGATGCCGTGTTTTGTACCGCATATCGGCAAAACAATAAACTCAAGCTTTATTTTGAACGGCCAACTGATAACTCGGTAATGCTGTTTAACTTCAGGAATATCATTCCGGATAGTTACAAGCATGA